ATGCGGGGCTACTCAACGAGTGAGATAAGTATGAACATAAAAGCCAACATAGTCAAATCCATGGGATTCGTAGGAGTAGTTAGTGCTCTAACTGCTGCTTATGCATTTACCCCAGCTAACAAAGAACCTGTAACGGTTGCAGCTCCTTTCAAAGTTGAATCAATCGACCCTGAAAATGAACAAGCAGTACTTCAAACTGCAAATGAAAAGTTCACATTAGAAGTTGATTTTGATGCTCAGTACTCAATTGATGGCAACGGCTATCAAGCTTGGCGTGAAGTTGAAATTAACGAGATTAAAGACATTCGCGTTTATGACGAAGATGGCGAGGTCTTAGCTTACGTTCATCGTTTAGACGTAGTTGAGATTAAAGATCTTATCGAATCAGGGATTAGAGAGCGCATTTAAGCGCTCCATGGTGAATGTCATGAATGCACATCCTGAAATTATCGAAGTATCAAGACTTCAAGCTCTTATTAAAGATTCTGTAAATGCCCTGCTCCCACTTTCTAGTGAGAAAGATACAGTCATCACTGATGGCGGCAATTGGATTCACTTGCGTTATGTGGGCCGAGGTACTGAACAAATCCAATTAGAGCTAGGTGATCAGTTCTCTATTAAGACAAAAATCGCCTACCTAAGTGAAACGTTAAAAAGATTGGCTGAAATTAGAAATGAGTTGAGAGGTGGGTGATGGAGTGGATTAGTTGTGAGGAGTAATTACCAGAAGAAGGCGTAAGAGTTCTGTTTTTAGACAAATACGACATCATCCACGAAGGAACTTTAAATACTGATTATGTCGATGGGCCTTATGGTGAGAATGGTGAAGACTTCGGTGAAGAGCAAACCTTATGGACTTCAAACTCAAGTGGTGAAGAGCTTCTACTTATCCAAGTTAAATATTGGATGGAACGCCCAAATAGCCCAGTAGAAAAGAATTAGGAGAAGATTATGAATGCGCCAGTGCAACACTCAGGACAGAACCCTTTTGCAGTAGCTGCTCCTACAACTCAAGCAATGTCTACAGTTCAATCTGATAGTCAACGTGCAATTGCAGAGGTTCAAGCTGCTTTAGTTATTGCTAAGCAGTTCCCACGAAACCCAATTGAAGCTTATGACCGGATTATGAATGCTTGCCAGCGTCCCGGCTTGGCTCAATCGGCTGTTTATTCTTATGCTCGTGGTGGTAGTTCAGTAACTGGTCCATCAATTCGGCTTGCAGAAATGCTTGCTCAGAATTGGGGGAATATTCAGTACGGTATCCGCGAATTATCTTCTGAAAATGGCGAATCTACGGTTGAAGCATTTGCTTGGGATGTTGAAACAAATACCCGTCAAACAAAGGTTTTTCAGGTTCCACATATTCGTTATACACGCAATGGATCTAAAAAATTAACAGATCCACGCGATATTTATGAATTGGTTGCAAATAATGGCGCTCGTCGTCTACGTGCATGCATCTTAGGTGTAATACCGGGTGATGTGATTGATGATGCTGTTAATCAGTGCGAAAAGACAATCCATGCAAGTGCTGATACTTCACCAGAAGCTGTACAAAAACTTGTTGTTGCCTTTGAGCAATTTAACGTCACCAAGAAAGACATTGAAGATTACATTCAGCGTCGTCTTGATGCTATTACAGCAGCCAATATCGTTGCGCTTCGCAAGATTTTCACTAGCTTACGTGATGGCATGAGTTCACCTAAAGACTGGTTTAAAAATGTCACTGTGAAGGAAGTTGGAGAAGTTCAGGAAGTTAAACCAACTGTACCAGACAACGAGTTCCCGGTTCTCTTAGAGCAGATCAAAGCCGATGCAGTTACTAAAGAGTATGTATTAGAAGGCTATGCACTTACTAATGCACAAATAGCTGAGGTAAATGCACTATGAAGCTATTCCGATGCTCAAGCCTAAATAAGCTTATAGGCGACTCTAAAACTAAAGGCTCAGTTCTTAGCGATACAGCTAAGACTGAGATCAGAACAATCGTTAAGGAGGACTTGACCACGTTCAAGTCTTTCAAAGGAAACCAGTACACGGCTAAAGGTAATGCGCTTGAAGAAATTGCAATTAGCCTGTCTGGCAAGGTTCGTTTTCGTCAGTACTTAAAACATCAAGGCCGTTTGGAAAATGAACTAATCACTGGTGAATGTGACATTCTTGACCTAAATAACAAGTTGATCATCGACACTAAATGTACTTGGGATATTGGTACTCATCCCTTCTTTCAAGATGAAGCAGAAGAAAAGGCAAAGAAAGCCGGTTATGACTGGCAGATGCAAGGCTACATGTGGCTTTACGACTGTGAACAAGCAATGGTTGATTTCTGGCTACTCCCTTGCCCTGTCGAGCTTACAAATGATTGGGATGACCGAGAACAGCTAATTGATTTAGTTGAGCGTATCGATCTTAGAGAACGTTTAACAACTGTCACCTACAAACGTGACGAAGCAATGATCCAGAAGATCAAAGACAAAATTCCACATGCTCAAGAGTACTACGCAAAGTTATATCAAGAGCGCATTAAGGCAAAGGTGGCAGCATGAAACAAATCGAATTAAACACAATTAGCGGTACTTCTGACCAGATCGCAGAAGAGATTTTTAAGAAAATTATTGGGCCTATGGTTGATGAAATGAATAGCCAAGATAAAGACTCAGCAAAGGTTTTCACATTCTCAGTAATGTGGCTTGGTATGGCTTTATATGCTGCTCAATTTGAACCGCACAATGCCAAGAAAACAATTCAATTCAGTGTTGATCAGTTCATGGCAACGTTCGACAAATTCAATAAAAGACCGAGCTAAGGAGCAGCAGCATGACAGATTTGAATAAGGAAAGAGAGGCGTTTGAAAGATTGCCTTTGGCTGAATTAGCAATCAAAAGTGAATTTGTTTATTACAACGAAGAAACAAATTCATATTGGCCTAATGAGGATTTTTGCCCTAGCGATGCTCCTGAAACAATGAACTTTGCTTGGGAAGCATGGCAAGAAAAAAGCCAAAGCTCAGGCGGTGCCAGAGAAAAAGATTTACTTAACCTGTGAGCAATTATATGCAGCAGCAAACTTTGGTGCACCAAACAAAGATCCAGAACTTTTAGAAACTGAATTAACAATTGCTTGGTTTGATGAAGCTCATAGCGGCAGTGGTTACTACGTTTATATAAGTGAGTATCCAGAAGAAGGTGCAATGAAGCTGGAAAGCGAATCGGGAGCTGAGGGATGAGTGAAAAAGCATTTAAAGATTTAAAAATTCGATTTCATATGGCAATTGGTATTGCAAATGCCACTCAGGAAGATTTCTACCCTCTTAGTGAATTCATTGATGAAGATGACTGGAATGCAATGGATGAACTGCAAAAGGAAACATTTATTTCTGATTGCGCTAATGAGTGGAGTCAAAACTATTTAGATTTGGGAGGCTGGGTGGAATGACAGAAGTTAAATTTGTTTCTATGCCTGCGAATGAATTAGCGCAGTTGATGGAGAAAGCTTGTGAAAATGCGGTATCCAAAGTCTTAGCAGCCCAAGGCGATGAGCTGCTTAACATTACGCAATTATGTGAACGTATACCGGGCTTATCCTACCATTCATTTAAGAAGTTAGCCAAAGAGCATAGATTCAAAGATATTAAAGGCCGTTATTCGCTTACGGCTGTGAAAGCCGCGCTGCAATCTCACTAG